ACAACGAGTTTGTAAAGGCAGTTAAGAAACAAGGTGTCGGCCCACTCTTCGCAGAGGGACAACTGAGTAACGCAATTCGCAAACTTCTCATTGGCGGAATGACAGAGTCAAAAGTATTCAAGATGCTAATTGATGATGCTTATGATAAGAAGGACACTGTACGCATTAATGAGCTGTCTAAATCTCGCGGTACCAGTATAGCAACGATTCGAGGATTTTATAATATTAATGCGGAGCATGAGATAATCACCGAACTATAGGAAATACAATTTAGCAATTAATTATCTTGCTATATTGTATAATGGAGTATACGGACCAATACGTATATGTTAATGCTGTTGAGGCTACCCCTATGGTGGACGCTGACCGACGCGCACTAAAAGTTATATTGAACTACAGCACAGACAGAGTGCCTTACGCTCTTGTTGAGGTGTTGTCACTCTCACTTCGAGTTGACAATGATGTTGGTAATCATTACACACTTAAGGTAGAAGAGATAGGTCAGAATTATCTCGGTCATGATAACAGAGGGACAGCTCTTGCCGTTGCTCCATTTAACTCAAATATTAAGACAGGACATTTTGTGTATACAATGCTTGGCACTCCGGCTAAAGTAATGTTTGGTAACGCGCGAGAGCTTACATTTTATATAGAAGACGAGGATGGCGACCGTGTGTCGGTGGGCGCTGCGTACCCTCTTGAGGCTTATACCATGATGCTTAAGGTATCATACCCTAAGACCGGAGAGATTGTTCAAGACTACCGAATGCAGATTCCTCTTTAAATTGACAGACCTCGTAGAGGGGACCCTTTGCCTTTGAGGACTTATAATAAACATATTTTATATATATATTCATTATAAATATATATAAAAGACTTATACAGCGTATGATAATTTAAATTATACTCATTTCTATATGTATTTCACTTATATTTATAATGAATATATCTTTTTTATAAGTAATTCATAAGTATTTCACAAGTCGGCAAGGGGGGACCCTTGCTCTTCGTCCAATGGATTGCTGTTTATGGAATTACTTGAACTGCTACTTGAACTACTTATGTTAGATTTAATTACATCTCTCTTCTTACTGAATATGCTCTTAACTTTGGGAAGTTTATTTAGTTTGTCTGGATAAAACTCGCTTAGCAAATTGCTTTCTTGAATTAAGTCCTCATACCTTTTATAATATTCTTCTAGGACTTGTTTAGGATCACCATCTCTATTTATCTGTGAGAGATTTAATACCCTATGTAAATCAATAGACAGAGCATAGTAGCTCTTGCTGGTTGTTAGTTCGCTTTCCAAATTATCTTGGATGCGTAAATATAACTCAATGCTATTAAGTATCCCAACAGTCAGCGACATAAGGCAGACAATACCGCTTATATGGTCTTGCGATATATAGTTGGAAGCACCTCCGGCAGATGCGACAGATGCGAATGCGCTAATACAAATCGTGGGTAACCTGAAGTATGTAGCAACCCTCTTGTAATAAAAATATCTTTTCTTATGGAAGTTGCTTAAGTAGACAGAGTTCTCTCTGAGGTCGTTAAGTATCTGCTCGATGTCTGATGTCCAACTCATCTTATATATTATGTCTAGACATTAAGCAAAAATAATTTTGTTTTGTACTGGTTTAGGTGCTTTAGGTGTTGGCAGTTCTTTCTTAACTTTAGCTGGTTTAGGTTCGGTCTCTTCCTTAGGTGTGTTATGGTAATGGTTATGGACCTCTACCACACGAGTCTTCTTCTCCTTCTTTGGTACATCAATAGGCGCTGGCTTTGCCTTAGTGACTTTAAGTTTACCCTCACGCTTAAGCTTCTTTAGTTCAACAATCTCCGCGGCCTCCTGCGCCGCTGCCTGCTTTTTGGAATCTGCTAGGGCCTTCTTAGCAGCCCTGGCTTTAGCCAACTTATCAACGAGGGTCTTTTTTGCTTCCTCACTCATGGGCTTCTTAACATAAGCTCTTTTTGCCTTAACCTCCGGCACTGGGGCTTTAGGCAATTTCTTCATTACGGCTTCAATCTCGATGTCGGATTCACTATCACTTGAGCAAGAGCTATCAGAACTGTATTCTGCCATATTACATTATAGAGAGATTATTTATTTTCTTTCTATAATAAAATGATGGGAGAACTAATCGAAGAAGGAACTTATGTTGAACTTACAGGAAATAAGATTGTTAAGTCTGAGAGAATTAGATGCTATACCTCTGGCGACGAGATAATGTATTTTGATGAAATGGACGAGAATGATAAGCCTGAGTTTCAAGAGATAAGTGAAAATGATTTACTCAGTATGTTTAAGGGAACTGTTAAAGAACTCGAGGATGTTGATGCGCTACCTGATGCACTAAAAGACAGCCTGACATACGATCCATATAATGAGGAATACTATCGCCTAAAGTTTGGAGGGTTCGAAGACCACGTCTACCCGATTCTAGCAGATGTCGATAAAGCGGCTAACCTTGAATAAATGGTTTTCAATTCAATTATATATTGTTGTATATAATCGAATAATATTTGTGAGCGTATATGAACTCATACACTTACCTGCCATACCCCGGCACCACGGGTGTTAAGTGTCATCAATACCGAGAAGCAAGCGAAGAAATCGACCTGAGCAGCGGCGTGGACTGCGTCATACACACCTAGCCACTGGACCGAAGAGGCAATAGTAGACACACCGGAGTAGATGGAGCTTGATTTGCCCACAGAAAGACCATTCTCGAAATCAGTGCCGACGATGAATGTGCCGATGTTGGAGTTAGCCTCTGCCGCAGCGGCTTTAGTGGAATCACCGGCAACGGTACCGGCACCATCCTTGAGCATGAAGCATGGGCTTTTGGCTACCTCAGGAGCCACACCACCAAGCGCACCAACCATCGCACCTGCCGCGGCAGCAACACGCTGGACAACTCCATTGTTTAGTGACGCGCCTTTGTTGAAGTCCACGAGGGCGTGGTCAGCGATGAGCATCTCAGCAGTGGATTCGGCGCCGTGATCGCCAACCACTACATCACGCTGGGGGTAGGATTCGGCGTTAATAAGATACTTATATTGGACGAGACCACTTGTGGTGCGGTTACCAAGCGAATAGGCACCACGCGCACCGATAGTGGCAGTTGGGCGATGGACTGCGATGATACGCTCAAGGGAGCTTACAGAGAAGCCAAGATTGGCGGTGAGCTGGGTCTCGTTCGCTGCGAGGGACGCTTGGGAGTTCATGAAAGAGTTAGCGAGGATGGTGTAGTTACCGCCGCATGCTGCGTCTACCTGAGACTGAGCTTGAGCCGAAAGCTCGGTCATCATACAGCATAGCTCTACTTCGCTAAAGGCGAGGACTGGGTCGGCAGCCTCTCCGGTTACTACACTTGAGGCAGCAGCATCAATTTGGAGGCGCATCTGGATGGCGCTAAGCGAGAATGCTGGGATGAGACGATGGCCAGTTGTGTTAAAGAGGGGGTTGAGAATGATTGGCACACAGTAGACACGCTCACCACCAGCACCTGCCGCTTGAGCTACACCAGTTAGCGAATCTCCTAGAGTTCCAGCGCAGATATTGCCATACGAACTTTTCCAGGTATCACTGGCGTTGGCATCGAGCATGGCAGTGCACAAAAGTCCGTAGGAATTTATGTCTGCTAATTGAGCTCCCGCGACTGACAGCTGTAGACGTTTGAATAGACCAAATGCACCTCCGCGGTCGAGTTTAATTGCTACATCACTGCGAAGTTTAAATTTTAGGTACATGCTTGAGAAATCAAAATACTGTCCCTGAAGGTTTCCTGGGAGATCAATTTGGATAGTGGAATCGGCAGCAAAAGACGCTCCGTTCGAAGGGGCAATTTTTGTGCGAAACGAGCGTGCGGACACACTGCGTTTCTTGGTTTCGGCGTATCGAAGGCTGTCTGAGAACACTGCTTCGGACATTATACTATTACTTGAGATAAAAAAATTATTGCTTAATTGATATCCATAGATTTAAATTATATGGAAATCAATTGTGCCTAAAGAATTAACGCGTCGCGCGTTCAAGACCCTTAAGAATTGGTTTGCCGATTTCAGCGGCGGCGGCAAGGCCGAGAGCCGCCTCTGGCGCCGCAATAGTAGCAATGGCCGCCGCAGGGCCTATGTATTTGGAGCCGATTTTAGAACCCATGTGTACTGCTTTGGTGCCTATTTTGGCGGCACCGGCTAGTCGTTTCGAACCGAGTTTCATCATCTTATATGTATTAGTGAGAAAATATTATACATTGCCGATTGTTTCATCATCTTCCTCATCTGGAGGTTGTGTTATAGCCGTTGTCCTATAGTAATGCGGAATGGTGCCAGCATCGAACTCAGCCTTTTCAGCCGCTGGGTATATATACTCGAATTTTAATATAACCTGAAGGTCGGCTCCGCTTGGGATACTTAATCTGTTGTTATAAATATCTTCTAAATAAAGCTCAACGCTTGTTATATCTGAACGCTGAATTAGAAACCGATTAAGTTCTGTTGGTCGGTATTGTATCATTTGGCCATATTCACAATTAACCGGAAACCGCAATAATGAATTGCTTATTACTCCTAAAGAATTGATATTCGTTAAAGTCACATTGTTCATCTTGAGGAATACATAAGGGGTTGCTATAAAATTAACAGTTGACGGCATTGCTACGGAAAAATAGGGGGCGCCTGCTAGAAGGGGAAATATAAACTCGTTGTCATCACTCTTGCCTACACCAATGATACTGCCACATGTCGTAGGATGATTTGTCGTATTTTTAATGTTAAAGTCGTATGAACTTACGAAGGTATATTTGAAAGAGTTGTTATTATATATACAGGTCACAGGGATATTCCTTAAGATGAATTGGCTGTTGATGTAATCTCTCCAAGACCAAGCGCTATAGATGCCTACAGGAAAGGTAATTGTAAAGTTTGTTAATGTTGGTCCGTGGTTTGTCTGAAGAGAGAAAGTGTTATTGTTATCTGTTATGTTGTTAATTACGTTTGGCAATGATACGTTTTGAACAGACATTAGCATCCTTAACGCACTGGGACACTTAATCCCTGTTGCTAAATTATATTTATATGTTGGGCTTCTTGAAATACAGTTACCAGAGTCAAGGTACAAGGTAGAAGACTGAATATTTGAATCAAGTTGGTAGCTCATCTACTATATCTTGAGAGATTTAATTTATCTCTATATTATAGAAGAGCCAATGGAGTGCAGTATTGTTATACCGACTTATAACCGAAAGAAGTTTAGCAAACTCATCTCACTTAACATCATAAAACAAACATTCCCTTTTATAAAAGAAGTAATAGTCGCAGATGATGGCGACCACGACGAGAGATTAGTGCTTGATATTCCCTATAGTGTGTTGTATTATAAAGTGCCTAGAATGTCTATTGGAGAGAAGCGTAATTTTTTAGCAAGTAAAGCAAGTGGGGATTTTATATGTCACATGGATACTGATGATATATATAGTCCTGACTATCTCTCTAGAAGCATATTTAATCTAATAAAAAATGGTAAAAGTGTTAGTGGTAGTTCTGATATGAATATGTATAACGTTGTTACCAAGAAGACCTACAACCAAAAATGTATATTCTTACATATGCTAAATGAAGCCACTATGGTATATAGGAAGTCGTTTGCCGATACTCATAAGTTTTCTAATAGTATGAGTTCAGAAGGTATAGGGTTTTTAACTAATTCGCTAAATGATATTTACGAGACACCTATTGACGATATAATGATATGTGTTTGTCACGACTCGAACACTGTATCTAAACTCCAATGGTGTAATCCTGAATATGAGACAGCATTTGATATGACAAAATACACGGATTATTTAATTTCTCTTGATAGTGTATAATGGATGATCGTATTGACAAACAAAAGGCTCTAACAACTCCTGTTGCTGGACCAGTGCAAAAATATATCCCTCCAGGGATGTACGTCGCGATAGATGAGAAATACTACCAAGAGCAAGACCCTAATGTTACCAAAGAGCGTATGCTTAAACCACACGGCACAAATGTAACCCTAAATGCTGGATTTATCGAACAAGAGACACCTATTTCTCTCTCGACTGGTAATCTAAAAGTCAATTATCAGAGCTATATCTACCAACAGCAGACCGCATTCCAAGCAGGACATCCAGCGGACGAGCGGACACAACCTGTAGCAGTATTCTTTTAAATAGATGTTATAACCTATCAAAAACTATATAAAAATGTTTTTATATAGTATAACAAGATGCCTAAGTTTCCGATTGACTATAGCAAAACTTTAATGTATAAACTCGTATGTAAAAATCCAGATATTACTGCGTGTTATGTAGGACAAACAACAAACTTTGTTCTTCGTAAATCTACTCATAGGTCAAGTTCTGCTCATTCACCTCTCCGAGTTTATTCTTATATTAGAGAGAATGGCGGATGGGATAATTGGACTATGGTCTCTCTTGGACCTCATCCATGTGCTAACGCTATGGAGGCTAAACTTAAGGAAAGTGAATTAATTGTTAAAGAACACGCCACATTGAACTCTAATTGTCAGGCTATTCCGTCAGACTTTCCTCCTGCCCTACCACATCTAAAACGCCATTACATTCCTGACGCTACTATCAAGCAAAAGAAAAAACGAGTCGCTCCCTCATATGAGACGTGGATGAAAATCACCGCGTGGATTCGATCGATAGATGTTTAGGAGTTTTAATATATTTTGATATGTTTTGATATAGAAAGATATTATCTATAGTATATATACCAATGGAACTCATCGACAACGCCCCCCAATTCCTCAAAGATATTAAGCAAGAACATCTCCTCTTCCACATCGGCGAAGATGGCAAGAAGGTTTTTGACCGCAAATGCTTTGGTAAAGGATTAAATCTTGAACAAGTTGAGGTTCTCAAACAACCAAATCAGTTCATCGGTGTAATGTACGATATTAAGGATACAAACTATGTGGTGGTGGATATTGATTCAAATGATTACTCGATTGATGCTCTGTTTAATGACAGCGAGATTGATAGTTGTTATGTGAAAGGCAATACTAAGGGCTTCCATGTATGGATGCAGTTGAGCGAGGACAAGGCAGACGAATTCAAGCGGAATAAGGTTGATTGTGGACTTAACACAACAA